ATTTGATTATGAATTTTAAATGTTGCTACGCAACCATAGCTCAATTTAATAAATAAAATAATCATTTAACCTACTTGAAATATATCGTGTGCCTATCTTTATAAATTATAAAATAGATTTCATCTTAATTTATTAAAATTATATTTGTTTATAAATCAACGCTATTTCAAATTATAATTTTTATTATTTTTGACTTTTTTTGAATCAAATTTTAATTATATATTTCAAATATTTCGTCATAATTTTATTTTTTGGTTTAAATTTGAGGATATAAAAACATATATATAATTTTTAAATAGGATTAGTATAAATGAATAGTTATACAAATAATATAAAACAATTGTATATCGAAAATATCGCAGTAGGTTTGGCAAATGTCAGTAATTTATATAAATTGGATATGTCTCTCAACGAATATATAGTCGTAGGTCAAAGGAATAATGTTAATTTAACCTCTAATACATTAGATACAGAATATAATTTCCTCATCAATAATAATGGTGTTGGTATAAATGCTACACGAAGAGAAATGAGGAATACAAACGCAGGTCTTTATGTTAATAATAATATCATTTGTAAAGGAACCATCACCGCCAAATCAATCCAATTCGAAAATCTTAAACTCGATTCGAATTTAACCTCGCAAAAATTAAATGAACTTATCACAAAAGTTAATTCTAATCTCCTCTTTTATGAAGGTTATTCTTATAATGATAGTAAGAATGTTTATACACCTTCTTATCTAACCGTCGGCAATTATGCCTCCACCTATTCTAACGCACATCCTCTTAAAATCGTTGATAGTCCTAATGGAAAAGCAGAAAATATCCAATTAGGTATTTTCAATAATATCAATAATGATGAAGAACCAGCACGATTAGCAATTGGAATGTTAGGTTTCAATCAATTCACACCAGCAAATATCTCAACCACCGAAGGAATGGCACTCGAATTTCATATCTCTAAATCCTCCAAAAAAATTGAAGAATTATATTCAAATGGATTAGGTATTCCAGAACATTCTAATATCAGTAATTATCCTCAAATGTCAATCGATTTAGATGGTTGTATTAATATCAATAGAGAAAAATGTCCTCATCAAATCATTCATAGCAATCAATCCAGAATTCCTCGATTTTATGTGAATGGATATGCCATCATCAGTAATATCTTCACCTATGATTATTATCATAAATCAAATCTTCATTTAGACGATATTTATATCAGGAAAAATGGTCTAACATTAGACGCAAATCAAATCAAAGGCGGTCATTTCATTAAAGATGAATTCACCTTCAATTCTAATCTTAATATAGGCAGTAATTTAAATTCTTATAAATTAAATGTCTATGGTTCAGGAGAATTCTCTCAAAAGATTACAAGTGAAAGTTTGAAAACCTGTGAAACAATCATTAATGGTGTCGCCGAATTTAATAAAACAACCTTCTTCAATAATAATGTCATCTTTAATGACGATTTAACTATCAATAAAAGTGTTAATATCAGTAATGATTTATTTATTAATGGTTATAGAGTAAATACAACAAATATTAATTATGCGAATAATGGTCTCAATTTTGATTATGGATGTAATTTAGCAATCAGCGGAAGATTTGGAACAGGTATTCTCAATACTGATAATTATGATAATCAATTTAATATCATAAAAAGAAATCAAGAAAGATTTGAATTAAGTCTCGAAGATAAATCCGCATTAACTACGGATAATAGTAAGGTTTATATAGGTCATACGAAATTAAATAATTTATATGGAAATATTGATAATAGTCTCGTATTCCTAACACAAAAGAATATTAAATGGCATAATTTCTATTTCTATGCTGGTAAAGATAAAGATGGTTGTGATGGTTTTAAATGTCTCGTCCCCAATCTCGCAATTATGGAAAATAATAGGATTGGTATTAACACCAATATTCCTATGAGAACTCTCGATTTGATTGGTGATTTTGTCGCAAATGATTATTATATTCGAAAGAATAATCAAGAATATCCCATTAATATCATTTATATAAATCCTCAAAAATCCTCCATCTTAAATGTCAAAAATCTTGATATTAATCTCGAAAATAAAGATTATCTTAATAAAAAAACCTTGAATATCGCTGGTGCCATTAATTCTTATGATGGATATTATGAAAATCAATTAAAAATTACCAATTTTAAAGATTATGGAAAAATATCCTCCGTTTTTAATCATATCGGTATTGGAATAAGTAATACCAATAATAATTATACTATTCCTCTTCAAGTTAGAAATTTTAGTTCCAATATCAATAATAATTCAGTCATTAGATTATATAGAGGCATTAGAGGAGGTGGTTTTAATAATAATGCCTTCTATTCTGGAATTGATTTTTGTGATTATGATATGCCTATCAAAACTCAAAATAGAAATAATTATAAATGGTTTATCTATAAAAATCATAGAAACGAAGATGATAATACCGGAACTCTTCAAATTGGTTATACCGATAATACCTATAATCCAACCCATAGTTGTATGAATTTCTTCTATAATCCAGTCTTTAAAAGATATTTCATCGATATTAATAATCCTGTCGTTAATTATAATTATGATTTTAATACCGCAGTTTCCATCAAAGGTAATGTGGAAATTGAAGGTAATCTCAATCTCAAAGGCAATTCTTCTTATATGATTAATGGAATGGTCGTCGGTAATTTCTCTAATCCTGATATTCAATCTAATATCATCAATAATACAACAAATTTCACAACTGATGTGAATGATTTGAGCTTGATTGGAAATAAGATTGGTATATTCCCTAATAAAACCTCGGTTATTGCTTATAAAGATGAATGGATTTTTAATAAATTGAATAATATTCAAATTGATAATGGATTTAAAACACCTCTATTTATATATAATAATAATGACTATTATGATGATATTTATCCACCTGTTATTACAAAGTTTTATAATAAATCTTTTAAGAATTTTCAAACGAGACCTGATATTGCTATTATTGAATTGGGGATATTAAGTGATACGAATGATGTTGGTGATGTGAATAATAAAGTTCAATTTAAATTAAAAGGAAATGATGGTTTGACGATTTTTGAAATCAGTCCAAATAATAATTATCCATTTCTAACTTGTCTCAATTTCGAAAATAAAAATCAATTGAATATTGGTAAAGTAAGTTTTTACACCAGTAATCATATTAATTATAAAAATAGTTGTGTGAATATTAATGATGATTTTGATTATCTTATGACCTTCACCAACAATCTCAAACCTGTTAGAATTGGTTTCGAAAATGAATTAAATAATTGGAAATTCGAAATTAATCAAGATTTTAAATTCAATCTTAATAATCAAGATTTATTGATTTTAAATTCAAATGAAATTGATGTTCCTTCTGTGAAGATTAAATCAACCAAAAATAATCCTGCGATTGAATGTCTCAATAATTATGAAATCATTAATGACGACGATAATTCATTTATTATCGATAGTTATATCAAAACCCCATTCAGCAATCTCTTCATCCATTCCAATAAATATCATTTTGATTATTATGATGACAATTTTGATAATAATATAAGTGCGTTTTCTTATGAATTTAATTCTAATCAATATCCTTTAACCGATATTCGTGATAATAAAATATATAATTATCATATCAATAATTCCAATTTCATTTTTAATAGTAATCTTCTCCTCAATTTCACCATCAATCTTAATAATATCGAATTAGATTATAGATATTTAGAAACTATTCCTGTATATCCTGATAGTAATTCTATTGAATTAATTCCATCCTTGAAATCTTATAATCCTAATTTAAAAGCAGAGATTACTAATTTCTCCGTAATTCCTATTAATTATGATATTGGTGGTGTGAATTTAACTCTTAATTATAAAACACCGAAAACCTTAAATAATGAACTTCTTATATCAAGTAGAATTACCAATAGCAATTTCTCCTCTAATTTTGAGAATGATTATTATAGTAATATCAATCTTTTAACTTTCTTGAATGTTAAAGACAAACCTTCGAATGATTATAAAATCAAAACTATCACAAATGATTTCTTGGTTAATATTGACAATCTTAAATATAATTATAAAGTTGTGAATAGTATTTATTATTATCCTGTTCCTAATATAAATATTACCGATGTTAAATTAGATTTTGTTTATAATTATAATTTGAGAAATGAAATTAATGTTCCTTCAAACTTCTTTGCGATGTATGCGAATTCTTGTTCTCTTGAAGGGATTGATGAAAAATCAATTATCATCAATAATAGCAATTCTTTCTTGAAAAATATCGTTCAAAGTGATATTTTAGATAATTATACAGATGCGACGAATTTTAAGAGGAATATTCAAATTTCTTCAAATATCGTCAAGAAAGTCTATCCAATTGAAATTAATAATATGGATATTACCACTCTCGAATTAACCTTCACGAAAAATGATTATTATGAAATTTATGATTTTCAAGAAAATAATCCTGATTTCTATCTTCCTATAACTATCAACCAATTCCAACCTCATATAATTCTTAAAAATCAAATCAATTCTCAAATATCCTCACAACATAAGATATTCAGTTTTAATGATAATTATGAAATTCATTTGGATAATAAACGACTGATTTCTATCGATAGTAATGGTTCTTTAAATACCGATGGAGATATTGAGATGAAGGATTTGATATTTGATGGCGATATTTATCATAAAAAGAATGGAATTTTAACATCTATCACGAGTAATTTAACACATATCATAGGTAATAATTTCTATATCCATAAAGATAATATTTCATTAAATAGTTCAAATATCTTATTAAATCCTTCGGTTATTAATAATGGTGGTGTCATTATTAATGGAAGTGATATTAATTCTATAAATAACCTCTTTCAAATTAATAATTATATTGGAAATGATAATTTTATCGTCCTTAAATCCGTGAATAATTCAGGTTTTATTAATTTCTGGGGAGTTGATGATATTTATAAATTAGGAGTTTATAATGGAAATTTTGGATTATGGCGAGGTAATTCTCCTCTTGTTGATAATATCTTATTAATTGATGGAAATAATGAAATTAATATTAATGGTAATATAAAAACTACGAATAATTTTGCTATTAATGATATAACGACTTATAAAACAAATGATTATAAATTAAGAGTTTTTGGAAATTTGAAAGTTGATGGTGTCGTTATTTCATCATCCGATCGTCGATTAAAAACAAATATCACGAAAATTGAAGGTGCTATGGATAAGATTGAACGATTGTCAGGTGTCTTTTTTAATAAAATTGGCGAAGAACGAAGAGAAGTTGGATTAATCGCACAAGATGTTAAGGAAGTTGTTGAAGAAGCAGTTTATAAAGATGAGAATGGTTTCTTAAATATAGCATATGGAAATTTGATGGGATTGATTATAGAAGGTATGAAAGAATTGAGGAATGAAATTAAAAATCTTAAATAAATAGAAATGTCATTAATAACAATCTTTTTAATTATTATTGGAGTTATTATTCTCCTTTATATTTTAAATAATCAAATAATTAATGAATGTTTTGAAGATGTTAATCCTGAAAATATTCGTAAGAATGCTTATAAACAAATTGAAATTATCAAAGATAATTATGAGAAATTAAAGGAGTTTTATAAAGATGAGAATGGAGAAATTGCCAAGATTTTAGAAGCTAAAAAGAAGATTAAAGATGCCATTAATAATATCGATATGATGATGGTTAATTCTTATGATAGATATAAATTAAATGATTTATATTATAATGATTTAGTTCCTATTCTTGATAAACCTCGTGATTTAACCTTCTTCGATATTATCGAAAGTATGAAGATTATTATTGATAATGGTATTAATAATTCCTATTATAATCATAGAAATACCATCAAAGAAATTAGAAGGAATTTTAAGGAATTAAATGAAGTTTATAAATCCGTTTATATTAACAAAGTTTTCACTTATATTGAACGAAGAGACTTGATTGATAGTTTAACAAGAGTTATTTATGATTTATTAATTAAAATTACGACTTATGATGATTTAAATTCATCTGGAATTATCCTCATCTTAAATACAACTTTAAGCAGGTCTTATGAAACAAATAATATCATAGATATTAATACAAACATTAGTTCCTTCGAAGAAAAGATTAAGAAACTCGCTATTGCTTTAAATGTCGATGAAGAAAAAAAAGATTATGATATTGTTCCTTCAAATGTAGGTGATATGAGTTTAAATGCGAAAGCAGAAATAACCAGTCCTACTACAACTTTATCTATAACAACCATCAAAAATGATTTCAATAATATCTATAATTCCTTCGAATTAATTAATAAGATTTATGGAAATAATAAAGAATTAAATGCTAATCAAGAAAATCAAATTAAGAATTTAAATAATGTCATCTATAATTCCATCAAGAATATTGCGAATTATGATAAAAATAATAAAAATTATTATGATAATATTATCGTCATTAATGATGTAGTTATTAAACCCATTTTAGAAGCGGAATTAAGGAATTCTTATGGTGATGAAACGAAGATTGTTCGAATTAAAAATAGGTTCTATGATGCTATTATAGAAATTAAGAATTTGATTATAAGTAATTACTCAAAAACTTCCGTAAGCACCGATAAAAATAAATGTTTGAAAGAAATTATTAATGCCATCATCAATAATCAATTTCCTATTAAGATTAAAGAATTAAAGAATTGTAGTCCATCCTTATTTAATGATAATAATCTCGTCATATATCCTAAATTAGCAGTCTCTAAAAATGGAAAGAAATGGGATTTAGCAACCGATTTATATGACTTCAAAAAAACAGGTGTTAATAATAATCCCTATATCTATTCATATAAATTAGCAGGAACGACTAATGAAGGAAAAGATTGGAAATTTATTTCACCTTTGGAAAATTAAGTGATGATGGGTCTCCTCCTAGAAATCGAAATACCTTCTTATATAATTGAGGATTATAAGGACATTTATTCGCCTCAATATCATTTATAGTTGTCGCAGGCAAATTCATCCGTTTCGCCAAATCCTTTTGACTAACATTCTTCGCCTGTCTTAATTGTTGAAGTGCTATGATTAATTCTGTCGTCCAATATAAAACCTTCGGCGGAGTTCCATCATATTCTTCCTCGGGTTTATGAGGAGTTGGATGATAGTTTTTAATTGATTTTCCTTTTCCAATATCAACAGGCGTCCAATCTTGAAAAACAGTCATTAATTTAATTAAACCTATTTATTATTTATATCTTTTTTACAATTGAAATAGATATAAGCATTAGACTTCAATTAAGAATTAAAATAAATGGTGTCAAAAGTAGAAAAGGTTGTTGAGGTATTCAAGAATTCTCTGGATTATGATAATGAATATACAGCAAAAGAACTCGTTAAATATCTTGAAGATGCTTATAAGGAGGTTTATGGAAAAGGTAAGAAGAAGGTGAGTAGTGATAAACCTGTTGAAAAGAAACCGCCAAGTGCTTATAATATCTTCATTAAGGAAGAAATCGCAAAGATTAAGGCAGAAGGTCTTCCAGATGTAGACCCAAAAGATTTTATGAAAATCGCAGCTGGAAGATGGAAGGAACATAAGGAGGCGATTAGTAAGGGCGGATGATAATTTATTCTTTTTCTTTTTCTATTAGTGTTAATAATAG